CAAGAAATTATAGAGTGTGGATGGAAAATCCGATCCACACGATACCACTGTGTCGAGGATCAGAGCAAGGCTCGATCTATCACAGTGGCACATTACGCCTATCAAGTCGTAATGGGCGCATTTTCTCATGCGCTAGTCCCTGCGGTGATGTCCGCAGAGACAAAAACCGGTCTAACTAAAGACCGGAATTTGTGGAGGTTCCTCCACAATCAACTCGCGCCGGAGTCTCCGGCGTGGGACGGGTTCCATGGAGCCCGCGTCAAGGGGTTTTCTACCGACCTTGAAGAAGCCACCGATTTTGGAAATTGGTGGTTTGCCAAGGCAGTGTGGTCTGAGTTCATCAGACAAACTGCCGGGCCGCGTCAACCAACGGGGTTGATGCTGTTAGCGAAGGGTATCTACACTTCGCAGCGACTTGTTTTCTACAAGGCGCATAAGAATGAGTATAGCTCATTCTTCACATCAAGAGGCTTCTTGATGGGAGATTACTTTACGAAAGTAATCTTAACTATCGGACAAGATTATAACGTCCGAAAGGCCCTAATGGATTCTCCATTAAGGGACTATCAGGGGAACTCCCGGATAGAAAAGACCGTTTCATTACGGCCTTACAACCTTCAGACGTTGAAGGCTGTTGGGATGGATGAGCGTCATCCAACTCGCCCGATTATATCAGGCTCCGCCTACACGCTTGTAGGCGACGATGTTGTAGTCCTCTACAACAGTAAGGTGCTCGGGGAGGAGTTAGCTCCGTACTTCCGAGCAGCTGCTTCCACCGGAGGGTGGAAGATATCGGAGGACGATACCTTCGATAGTGAGCACTTACTCTTCTACTGCGAAGAGGGCTCTATGGTTCCAGGGGGTCCCCTAGAATCCACTCGCCACGCTATGTGGCGAGGTCGGATAGTAGATTACCTAGACTATCCGAGGCTCCGTCTACTGCTACCAGTTAAGGTAGAGACGGACCTCTACTCACATACGAATGTGGGTAGGTTTGACCTCATGGGTAAAGAGGCCAAATGGGTTACTGGGAACTCCAGTGCCCGATGCGTTCGGATGTTCCAGAACGCACAGGTACTACAACATCTAGTAGTACCTTCGGACATAGAATGTCTATGCCCGTACACTCCCAAAGAAATTGGGGGTGACGGATCTTACGATCCGGACCCTGAGTTTATACTCAAGGTCATACAGACTAAGTCTAAGTCTGTATCTGAGATTTTATTTCGCATGAAATCTCAACTTATGAAGATGTGGTCTCATAAGTACGTGGCTTCCGACAAGCCACGTGGGGGCGTGTATAAACACGACCTCATTCTCCCGACATTATCGCGTCTGGAGAAATGGATTCCGGAGAGGGCTATAATTAAGCCAAGTTCTCCAGAACAGGCAGAGCTACTTGCGGCTCTACCTCGGGGGATGTTGGAAACGCCCTCCGTTACCTTTTTCAAGTTGGTGAAAAGGGTATATTACCACGCGCTGCTGCGTGGTATATTGCTTCCAAACCTGATGGTTCGGAGCGACGTTGAATCTAAACGTGGTTCAACGTCCAAAGAAGAGATGCTTCTCTTCTTTGATGTCGACAGGATTAAGGAATACCTGTCGCAGTGGAGAAGTCCCGGCTTCTCCACAAGGGACAATGAGC